TGGTCCACAATACGATTGTTACATAGTAAGTCAGAAAATTGGTGATTATCTATTAAATAATGATAAAGTAGAATATAAAGATATAGGAGGTAAATAAAAATGATAGAAAGCACAATTATAAATATTAATGATTTAATACAATTAATAAAAGATAATAATAAAAATTTTAAAAATGGAATAGATAAAAAAATAATAAAAGAACTAGAGGATGTAAAAATACCTTTAGAAAGATTGTTATATGGAAAGAAGGCAAAATAATGCAAGATTTTTTAATTAATGAAATAAAAGATTATATAGAAAATGAAAAAATATATATAAAACAAGAATTAGACGATGATTTTATTGATATTGACTCTTATCGTGAAGATTTAGAATATTTAAAAAATCTTGATAATGAAGATATAAATAATATGGCAAATGATATTATAAAAAATGGTTTTGTCGAATATTTAGACGAATTAATACACAATGAATTATATAAATAGGAGGACAGATTATGACAGAAAAAGACAGATTAAGTGAAACAGCAATAGCAAATAAACGTAGATATGACCAAGAATATTGGAAAGAACATTATAAAATGTTTTCAGTTGGCGTTCCTATTGAAGAATATGAAGATTATATGAAAATGATTAAAAATAAAAAAATGACTAAAGTTGAATTTTTAAGAAAAGCTTTTAAATATATAAAAGATAATAATATAGAACTGTAAAGTAAAAAAAACTACTTAAAAATTATTTACTTTTGTAAAATAATGGTTTATACTTAAATTAATAGTAAGGAGAGTGAGCTGTGGCGATATTCAAAATAAATAAAACAAAAGATTATACAACTATGAGTAATTATCATTTTAAAGATAATAGATTAAGTTTAAAAGCAAAAGGATTATTAAGCGAAATGTTATCTTTACCAAATAATTGGGATTACTCAATAGCTGGTTTAGTTGCTATTAACAAAGAAAATGAAACATCTATTAAATCAACTTTAGAAGAATTAAAACAAAATGGTTATCTGATTGTTACTAAATTAAATCCAAATAAAACTGATAGTGGAAGATATGAATATATTTATGATATTTATGAAATACCACGTAAAAACGTTGAAAAACAAGAGGGTGATTTTCTAGGGGTTGAATTTCTAGGTGTAGAAAATCAAGGACAATTAAATACTAATAATAAAACACTTAAAAATAAAGAAGAAATAATTAAAGAAGAAAATGTTTTTGATTATTATCAAAGCAACATTGGAATATTATCTCCAAAACAATATGAAAAGTTAAATAACTATTTAGATAAATATAGTAAAGAAGATATTATTAAAGCTATAGATATTTCAGTAGATAATAATGTTAAATCATTTAATTATTTCAATAGCGTATTGGTAAATGGTATTTATACTAATAAAAAAGAAAAAGATATACCAAAATGGATGGACACAATTAATGAATCTGAAGAAATGTCTGAAGAAGAATTAAATGAACTGGAAAAGGAATTCGAAATATTTAATTAAAGGAGTAAGAAAAATGAAAAAAAGTTTAAAACAAAATGTATTAGAATATTTACAAAATCATAAGAAAAGTGGAATCAGCTTTATTGAGTGTTGGAACGTATTTCATAAAATTAGTTTAAGAGAAGCTATAAGAGATTTAAGAAATGACGGCTATAATATTACATCACTACCAATTTTAAAAGACGGAAAACCAACAAACGCTAGAAGATATTTTATAGTAGAAGAATAATTACAATACTTATCAAAGGAGGAAAAAATGATATATAAAGACTTATTTAAAATAAAAATAGACGGAAAAGAATATACTGAAGAAAATCGTATTTTACCTAAAAATACGTTTGATATAAACGAATTAAGAAATATTTATCTTGATAATAGAGATAGTAAAATAGAATTAATATATGTCCCAATATTAACTGAAGATATATTAAGTGACGAAGAAATTTATGGTTGGGACGATAATGACAACGATTATGAAGATTATGAAAGAGAAAGTGAGGAAGAAGATTATGAAGATTAATGAAAAGTTATTATTTATACAACAAGAATTAAAAGCACCTAAAGGACAATATAATAGTTTTAGCAATTTTAAATATAGAAGCTGTGAAGATATATTAGAAGCTGTAAAACCTTTATTGCTTAAATACAAATGTATTTTAACTATATCTGATAATTTAGAAAATATAGGAGAAAGATATTATATTAAAGCAACAGCAAAATTAACTGATATTGAAACTGGCGATATATATGAAAATGTAGCGTTTGCTAGAGAAGAAGAAACTAAAAAAGGTATGGATGGTAGCCAAATAACTGGAGCAACATCAAGTTATGCTAGAAAATACGCTTTAAATGGATTATTTGCTATTGACGATACTAAAGACGCTGATACTGACGAATATCAAAAACAAACAAAGAAAGTTGAAAAAGAGCCAACTTATAGAGAACAATTAATAACATATTGTAAAGATAAAGAGTTAGATTTAAAAGAAATAAGTAAATCTTATGAGTTGACTAAAGAATCAACTGAAGAAGACTATAAAAAAGCACTTACTAATCTTAAAGTAGGTGAATAATGCAAAAATCGGTAAAAGAAGATAGAAATTTATATTTAGGAGGGTCTGATATACCTATCATAATGGGTATATCGCCCTTCAAATCATATTATCAATTATTAAAAGAAAAAGTTGGTATTGAAGAAGCTGAAGATGTAGATAATGAATATACTGAATATGGAAACGTAATGGAAGATGTAATACGTAATTATATTAATGAATCAACTAATAGTAATTATGTAGAAGATAAAAAAATAAAAGACGATATACGTTGCCACGTTGACGGCTTTGATAAAGAAGATAATTCATTGTTAGAAATTAAAACAACAAGCGTTATTCATAAAAGAATCAGAACTTACAAATATTATTTAGTACAATTATTATTTTATATGTACTATTATGATTTAAATAATGGTAAGTTAGCTATTTATAAAAGAGACGAAGATTTTAAGGATAAGACACCTGAACAATGGATTAAAGATTTTGACGAAGATAGATTAACTATTTATGAAATTAAAAGAGAAGAATATTCTGATATTATGGTAGAAATAATATTTGCAATAGATAAATTTAGAAATGATAAAAAAAGATTAGAAGAAAATGTTTTATTAGGAGAGGAAGATTTTGAGTGATTAAATTAACAAGTGAAAAATTAAAAATTTGGAAAAATAAAAAAGAAGACGGAACATACAACTTTTCGTATTCTATATCAAGTAAAAATAGAGATGGTTCTTATGAATATATGAGCAAACCAATAAGATTTATGAAAGATAAAGAGCCATCTGATACTTGTGAAATAAAAGTAAATAATGCTTTTCAAAGCTTTTATACTTTAAATGATAAAAAATACGACTATATAATGGTTCTAGATTATGAAATTATTGATATTAAAAATGATGACTTTAATATAGAAGAAACTATATTAACTGATGACGATTTACCATTTTAAATATGAAAAAGCCTAAAAAAATAAGAGAAATTGAAATATTGCATAATAATCTAGAAGAATTAAGGGTTGCTTGTAAGTGTGGGCATACTGTTAGGATGCCTGTACAAAGAGATTATATGATTTGTACTCATTGTAGCAACAAAATATATAATAATACTAAAGCTTATTTTACGTATAAATTAAGAAAGGAAATACAAAAAACAAAGGAGATTATAAATGAAAAATAAAATGTATGTAGCAATAGCTATAATAGTGGGTATGGTTGGTATGCTGATTCTAATAAGTGGTTTATTTGATAAGAAAGAAATACCAAGAGACGAAATACAAATGGCTGAGGAGACAACAACAAGTGATACTACAACAACGACAACAACAACTACAACAAAAAAAGTAGTTAAAACTACTAAAAAGACAACAAAGAAAGTACAAGATAAGTTTACAAAAGTAGCAACAGCAAGTAAAGCAGAGTATATGGCATATGCTAAACAAAAAGGTGGCTATAATGATACTCAAATGCAATGTTTAGATTGGCTATGGGAACACGAAAGTCATTGGAACCCAAACGATTATAATGAAAAGAGTGGCGTTTGTGGAATACCACAAGCATATCAATGTTCAATAGCAAAGTATTATGGAACAAATACTTGGGAACATCAAATTATGTGGGGAGTAGATTATATTTGCAGAGAATATAATTGCAACCCTTGTAAAGCGTGGAATCACTATAAGAATAGTAGACCCCATAGTTATTAGGAGGTATTTATGAGTGAGATTAAAAGATATATTGAAGACAATGAGATAAATATTCAAAGGCCAGGACAAATATTAGATTATGTAGATACAAGAGAACACTTATTTGATTTATTTAATTATATAACAAATCTAGAACGAGAAAATAAATTATTAAAAGAAACAAAATTAGCTAATCAATTTTCTGATACACATTGTGTTAAAATCAAAATTGATACATATAAAGATAGAATAGATAGT